TGATGATTCAATAATGGTAGTGGAGTATGAAGATTATCTTAACATTAGACATTTGTTTGTCAATGGTAAGGTTGATTGGTTCAAAAGATTTAATATGGAAACTAAGGTTGATAGAATCTGTTTCGATTTTAGGGAAATAACCTATTGCCAAGCTTCTCCTATTCGTATAGGAGGTAAATGGAATTGGGTTAAAGAACCTAGGAGAACTATGAGCAGATTTTGTTATGCCCCATATAAATATATTCAAAGTGTTTCGCGGTATTTGGCAGGTTCGGCACTGTGTGAATTGGCTAGCAATAAGTCAATTCCTGTCACTCAAGCCTTTTTCTTATCAATTTTGTCTGACAATATAGTTAGACCATTAGGTTCAGTAGATAAAATTCCGGCTGTTTTATCCGGTAATGACATAGGAGTAGGTGATATTTCTATGGAGACAAGATTAGATTATGAAGTAGCATTTGGTTATTCTCCACAAGAGCAAATTAGGTTGGAGAATGAGATAGCCGGGGGTCTAAGTAAAGACCCCACTTTACTAGCGTTTTTATCCAAATATAAATTTTTTCATAAAAATTAATATAAATTAACAATGTTTCAACCACCTAAACCACAAAGAACCCAATATTCCACGAGGACTTTTAACTCAATGGAAATGGACGGTCTGAATAGGCCAACTACAACAAATATGGCAAACCATTTTTTGAAATGTAGATTTGACCCATTCGGAGGCGTTCCAGCCAATGTTAAAATTCCAGATGGAAGGGGTAAAAACTTGGTAGTTAGAGATTACAAAACTCAATATGACATAGTCATGTCCGGTACTGATTCAATGGAAATCAGAATTGGACCTTATTTTCCTTATCCTGTTAGATTCTCGCCTATGGGTGCTGGAGCTCCTAATGCTTTCATAAATGGAGTCAATATTGGTAATGCTTCAACTGGACCATCTCCCGTCAGTACGGTTTCTGGTATAGTTTTAGACACACCTATGTCGACTTTATTTGTGAATGTTGGTGGAACTTCTGCAGAGGCTGCTAACACGATTTCGGCAAGAATTCTTTCCATTGGTTATCGGCTTTATTATTCTGGACCTATTGCTAGTGCTTCCGGTATAATAAATGTCGATAATCTTCCTATTAGTAAAGAACAACAAGCAGTGATGACTACTACATTAACTCAGGTTAATTATGGAGCAACATCACCTGCACCAACAACACTGGGTATTGGAAACTTCATCCAATACTTGGATGTTACTCCGTTTGGATTTACTAATTTGACAACTGATCAAGTTCAATTGAGACCTGAACAGGGCCTTAATGGTGTATTAAAGATGAACAAAAACACTACAGATCATGTGTTTTGTCCTTGGTTTGATTATGGTACAGTTATTGGGGCATTGCCTACTACAAGTAGTACAGTTCCCCAATTATTTTACGATGGCTTAACAACATCTGCAACACCAGCTAAAGGCTACGGTGCTTTCTTCGTTGATGATGCCTTCATGGAAGTTAATATTAGATTGCCATCATTGCAAGCTAATAGTTTCAGATTGGAGATATCACTTTGCATGGAACAGGAACTGGCATTAACATCCAACATGATTGATATGGCAAGGCCCTCTCCTTTAATGGACAGAGCTTTGTTAGCTATTGATGATGCTTTGAATTCGAGGTTAATACCAGCCCCTTTTGGTTCTCCTACCATGACTAATGTTTCCGGTATTACTGGAGGGATGCAGAGAATGCGTCCTTTCTCTAAACGGCAGCCTAGGCAGCGTAAGGCCAAGCCAGCGAAATCAGCTAAGACAGCCCGTCGAAAACGTTATCGACAACGTAGGTCTGCTCGGCTTAGAGCCATTAGAAATGGCCGAGCCTAGTTTGGATTTGACAGATGAGGAATTCGATGCTAAACATGGATTGGCTGATCCATCTCTTAGTACATATTGGGAAATGCAAGCATTAC